GACCCCAGTCTTTCTTTTCGTCGATGGGAACCGTGAATAAGGAAACTTTAAAACTAGGAAAATGTTCCTTTAGTTTAAGAAGTAAATCCATTCGATTGTTGACGACACTGAAGTCGTCTAGGTTGAGACAAACTTTCATATAAATTTACTTACCACGCTTTCTGCCGATCCCCAATGAGGAAGGTCAAAACATCGAGTCGACCACATTTTTTTAACCTTCTTTTGCTCATAGGGGTCGATTGAATATATGTGATTTAAGTTGATTACCGGAGTTTTGGTTTCAAATGAAGTCGCTCCGCGTTGAGTCAATTTCAATTTTCTCTCTATCCCATACCGCCCCAATTCTCCGCAACACGTCTCTGGCATCCCGTTCGGGTACTTCTTGAATCTTTCTTCCAACGCCTCGATTGCATACTCTCTGGGAGCGATCAGGACGAGATTTGATAACCGACTCTTCCAGAAAAAGGTGGGTTTCCCCCAAGTGAGAACTGCCCAGCGATTCATGTTATAGGCGAACTTATCCATCGGAGGTCGAAAGGAATGGAAATGCTCATAAGGATACAGAGAATCATCCTCAGCGATGGCAATGTATGGTGTCTTTGCCAACTTCGCCGCCCGGAGCATTTGAAAGTACACGTTTGATGCACAGATTGGTTTGTCTTGGATGATATTCTCCCCGGGCATATCCGGCATTGGTTTTGAGGAAACAGTTATTATCGGATAGTCTCCAACCGCCTTTAACAGAACTTTTTTGTGATAAGCAACCCATTTATCTGGTAATTTATTTACTGTCAGGAATACTATGGTTAAATCCTTATTTGACATTGTAATCGCAATTTTTACAAATTGGCATAGAAAAATCAAAGTTTTTGTGCTTTTCCCTCATCCACGCATAGCTTTTCCAAATATCCCGAAGATGTTGCGTGTTGGCATCTCCAAGCACCATCTTTCCGTCGTAATCATTACAACAAGGAACCACTTTTCCGTCCCAGAGAATAGTCATCTGGTTAAAGAGAACCCAACATGGAGACTGCTCACCGGTTCTGACAGACTCTGTGTCTCCCGTCCAATTGGTCATATCCCCAACCGTACTGTGACGATACATGGAACGGAACTTTTGCTCCTCATGCCTGTTCTCTTTAGTCCTGATAAATGAAACCCGAGCTATGAACGAAGCTTTTTCCATCAGTTCATCCACGTTTTTTTTGACAATCTCGTATTTCGGTCCGCGCATCACCTTATTGTATGTTTCCTCGGTAGCGGCGTTCAAACTGACGGTTACATAGTTAATATTATTATACAGCAATAATCTATCCACATCGAGAAATTCAGCGTTGGTATAGAGAGAAACTTTGATACCCTCGGACTGCATGTAATCCAGCCAATCCCATATTCTCGGGAAAAGGAAGGGCTCTCCGTAAAGGAATGGAGAATAAAACATAACTCCCATTTCCTTTCCCTCTTTTATTATTTTTCGAAATAACTTGTCGCTCATCATGCCCTTTTTGCGCTTCATATTCTGCCTAGGACAAAATGTGCAGTTAGCGTTACAGAGAGTTGAGCTCTCAAAGTTTATCTTCATTCCATTTGGTTGGTGTTATTGATGTAGATGGTGTTGCTTTTTCTACGGGAGGAAGATTATGATTAAAACAATTTTTATTTGTGCAATATCGATAAGTGGTATAGTCATACATAATATAATTCATTTTGCTCTTACATAATTTACATTTCTCTTTCAAAATACTATTGTGGTATTCCCTCAACTCCGCATACGCCTTTTCAAACTTTTTCCCCATATTGCCACCACAAACAACGCATTTATCGTTTATTGAGCTGGTTGGTTTTTCACACTCACAATCTAAAGTTTCCATTTGGGTTGTAGTTCGTTTAAATAATAATCTTCCCATTGTTCCAGGGCGTAGGTATAGCCTTGTTCTTGTTTGGCTGGGTTTTCCTTGGTTCCGTTGTTGTGTGTCCTTTTGAAACTACGGTGCTTATGCGCAAACCATGTGTTTTTGTTCACCATCAGTTCCCCCCCGACTTTCCAGTACTTCATACACACTTCCACACTATCTTGGATGAGAGGCCCATATCCTTCGGTTTGCAACTCTCCCACAGTCTTGAGAAAAAACTCGCGATTGGCTATCCACATGCTACCTTGCATGGCTTGAGTTTCATCAATCATCACATCCTTTCTCGCTTTGGTACGTTCTCTCCAAGACACACCCGCGAACTTTCGAATAGTCTCATCAACTCTTTGAATGTCCAATCTTTCGTAATCAACATAACCTTTATCCTTCATAACCTCCCACTTGACAGGGTCAAGGAAATATCGTCTGGCTGTTATTATTTGGTTCGGTTTGCAGGTATCAGTCAACTCTTTGTCCCATCCCTTGGCAAAACAACAGTGCTCATCCAATCGGCAGAAGAACTCTCCCCTAGCAACGGCCACTCCAGCGTTTATGGCACCTCTCATACCACGATTAGCGCCAAGGTGGACAAATCTGACGTGCGGGTCCTGTACGATGTCGAAGGTTGGATAAAACCCGTCCCAGACATGGATAATCTCCAGTTGGTCTCCTAGTTCGGAGTTCCTCAGAAGGTCTCGAATAGTATCTTGTGAATAAGGGTCTTTGTATCCGGGAATAATTATACTTAACTTAATCGCCATATCTCTTTGATTTTACTTTTAATTTCAGTCTTTGGTTCCCATCCCAATAATTCTTTAGCCCTAGATATATCCGCCGACTCACCCAGTTCATCCCAACTTGGATATGGTAGGATGTTTCTTTCGGCATCAGGATAAATTTCTTTGAATATTTCCCATAGTTCTTCGAGTGTTATCTTTTGATTCCCTCCAAGATTTATGAGTTCTCTAGAAAGTTCCAAGCTCATTATTGTTCCATCTATCAAGTCTCCGATATATGTGTATCCCCTGAAAGATGACCCATCTCCGTTAAAAGTTATCTTTTCTCCCCGTTGGTACTGGCCCAGCCACTTGCCCAAAACCATTTCCTTGCGTCCATTCTCTCCGATTACCGTGAAAGGTCTAATTATCACATAATCTATCCCCGACGCTTCAATCATCTTTTCACCTGCTAGTTTGGTAATTCCATAGATTGACCTAGCGTTGATCGCAGAACTGGATGAATAATGAACTAGCTTAGCTTTGTATTTATCGCAGACTTCTATCAGTGTTTTGAGACCGATGCAGTTAGTAGAAAAGAACTCTTCATAAAACTCTTCCCCTAATGCAACTCCCGCTCGCGCAGCTAGGTTTATAACAACATCAAATCGTTCCTTGGAAAATAAATTGTCTAGTTTATACTTGTCTCGAATGTCATCACCGTTTACCAAATCATAAATATGGCAATCTATTTTTTTCTGCAAACGAGAACCTATGAACCCCGAACCACCACATAATAATATTTTCATCTTATTTGAACAAAAAAGGATGCACAGTCCGTTTGGGAAAAGACTGCGCATCCAGTTACATTCCCAAACTAATTAATTTTTAGTATTCGATAAGACGACTTTTCCAATAATCTCTATTGTGATTTGTGGTTACATGACATTTCTTGCATAGAGTTATCAGGTTTTTTGGGCTGCAATTTATCTTATCATAATCTATGTGATGAACATCGTGACTGATATCGCCTTGGGGTTTTCCGCACAGCCTACAAATATACTTATCCCGTTCCCTGATACTTCGCTTTAATGTCTTAGTCCAATCAACTGAATATGGTGCGATAGATATGCCTCCCTTCCATAAGTAACTCTTTTCTCCTCGTGAAGCATTACTCAGTTTTTCCTTTGTGCTGTCTTTTGTAGGTATACCTTTATTCCATGGCTTTCTTCTCCCACTGGAATATGCCATTTTTAGACTTTTCGATCTCTTCTTCCTGGTTTCTCTACTTTGTTTCTTTCCTAATTGGGATATAGCGTTCGCCATTCCTATCTTTTTCTTATGTTCTTTCGAAAATTTTACACCGAGCATTTTGGGGTTATGCCCTTGAGCCCATTTTTTATTTACCATTTTACCGCATCCACAATTACATTCAGTCATACTCGATAAGAGCTTTGACCGTGATTAACCCCGCCACGCTTCCCGGAGATACTGAGGGACTGATACTAGGACTCAAACTTGGGGATAGTGAAGGTGAAAGGCTCGGGGACAGTGAAGGTGAAATACTGACGCTCGGGCTGACGCTCGGTGAGAGTGAGGGACTCTTCGAGGTACTTGGAGACAGCGAGGTCGAAGGCGAAACACTCGGTGAAAGTGACGGGGAGATGGATGGTGAGAGGCTCGGAGACAAGGAGGGAGATTTCGAAAGCGAAGAGCTTGGACTCACTGAAGGCGACTCACTCGGTGAGAGAGACGGACTTTTTGAGAGACTCGGAGAGAAACTCGGAGAGAATGACGGTGACAGAGATGGACTCAGCGAAGGTGAGAGAGAAGGGCTCAGAGAAGTTGACGGCGAGACCGAAACGCTAGGGGAGACCGACACACTGGGCGATACTGAAGGAGAAAGTGATGGGCTAAGGGACGGAGAAAGAGAAGGGCTAAGAGATCCGCTTACTTCGGTTACATCCAAAACGACTTTCATTTCTTGAAATCCGAATCCTTCTTGGGAAAACGCGCAAATATCCGTTCCATCCTCGTTTCTAGTAATCGTCTTCACATAGGTCGGAGTAGCAGTGCTGGCCTTTTCAAGATTCCTGACCAACATGTTGTAGTCAACAAAGGTCAGACGGTCCAACGATACCTGCGTACTCATGGCGACGCTAGTGTTGTAGTTTTCCGCCATCGTCAACATCAATGTCACCTTGCGGGCGTTGGAAATGTCAACAACCGGAGTTGTATAATCGACTGCGTTGATTGCATTAGCGATTGTTACTAGGACTGGTGGTATTCTGCTCATATTATTTCATCATTAATATTGTTAATTAAATTTTGAAGTTTTATATATTCCCGCACTACTTTGCGAGTTTGCAACACTAATTTAGCTTCTTTTACTGGAACATATTTGTTATCAATAACCATACACGCTTCTCCTTCTAAGAAAACTGTTCCGGCATCTTCTTCATGAACCACTCCCGGATTAAGTTTCTTTTCTGCGATCAGTGCTTTCACCTGTTCAGTTATCTCGGGAAGATTTTCAATAAAAAGATAATTTTCATCAACCGGAGGTTTTCCAATTCCAACTGGCGGTTCTCCGACTTCCTTGACTTTATTTTTTACACCTTTAGGCCGTGACATAGATTATAGTTTTATTGATTACCTTAGAAGAGGCAGGTAGAAGAATCTGCCCCTTAAAGACATTCAATTATGCCTCCTTCGTAACGACTCCGCTGAATCCGGTTACATAAAATGAAATACCATCACAATACACATCGCAATAGTTTCCAATCGTTCCGGCGATGTTCAGATACTTTGAAGCTGTTCCGCTTCCGGCGAGATAGATCTTCTCACCAGTCTGAGGGAGAAGTCTCACCACCTGAGCGACAGTCACGTAAACACGTGTTTTCTGCCCGGTTAAACTAAATGCGGCCGGGAGAGTGAGAACAATTGTTCCACCAGCGCCCGTGTTGGTGTTGTTCTTCTCGAAGTCTGCAACATCCATATCCGCAGTGGCGGCGTTTGCTTTGACAGTTGTATTGATGTCTATAGCCTCGACGGCTACGTCAAAATTTGTTACACCCAATTGAGTTTCGGTTCCCTTAGTATATTCCTACTTTAGTTTTCCTCTTGCACTCCTGCAAGGTATAACGGGGAACTATTAATGTTTATCTGAAGGGGAGCTAGGGTCGATTCTAACCCCCCGGTAAAACTACAGAGCGTAGGTGGCGTTATCCCCGGCCGATCCCCACACGCCTCTCCATGACTTGTTTCCAACCTGCCATCTGGCAGAGATGTCATAGATTGTATTCTTGTTCTTGTTGTCCATATACACAGAAGTTTGGATACCTCTGCGTTTGTAGAATATGAACGGAGAATACATTGAGTCGATAAGGAACCATGCTGTGTCGCTTCCACCGTTTTGGCTGTTAATCCACTTCGTGGAAATAACAGTCACGAACCCATCATAGATATTGAGGTCGTTGTTAGCGGTTGAAGAACGCTTCGTTGACTTGGTTATGATTTGAGCCGTTGTTTCCAGAGAGTCCGGAACCAACAGAATCAAACGACCAGAACCGATAGCCATTGGAAGACCCCTGTCATCGAGTTGTCTCCGAAGAGCTTGACGGCCTGTTCCCAAGTTTACTTCCGTAAGAGGAATACCAGTCGCGGAAGCATTGCTTATCGCTGTTCCACCATCCTTGCGAGGGTGACCAACGGAACAAAGCGGCTTACCATCTGAATAGAAGGTAAGGTCAGCAGGCAGGGAAGCCTGAGCCGTGAAAGCATAGTTGAAAATGGAAAAGGCCGAACGGTCAAATTCCATATTCATGCTGACATTGAGGTCATAGGCCTCATCAAACTTGCTCTGAAGATCGTTTTCGCGGTCTTCTTTTTCTTCCTCAGTAATCTCAATAGAGTTCGTTTTCTTGATGAAGCGGAACACCGTGAGATAGCCCGGAAGGCGACTGTCAGTAGCGTAATCCTGACCCTCAGTCGTAAGAGTCGGGTAGCCGACACCGGTTTTATTCGTGTGCCGTTCTTCGGCTTTATCCGAAGTTTTTTCTTTGAAGAGACGAGTGGCTTTGTTAGTCTCAACTCCGAGAGCGGAATCAATTCCCAATGAATAGCTCATCGTGGCTTGATTCTCGACTTCTGCGAATTTGGCGGCTAACCCTTTTATCCACCCATCACCCCAAGTTGCTCGTGTTTCCATAGTTTTGTAGTTAGGTTAATTAGGGTGAATTAGGTTGTTAATGCTTGTCTTTCAGGCATTGCGATACTTACTAGTATTCTGGTTGAGTCATCCGGGTCGGCTCCCCAGCAGTAGAAGTTTGCTTCCACTCCCTTGGTTCGGGTGTGCGTAGTTTCAAGAACTTGCCCGAAACTTGAACCGGCTGAGTCGATATCAATGTATCCGCCAATCAGATCAGAATCCGTGGTTGTTCCCATGGTTCCGTTGACAGCGGCTGAATAAATTGAATCTGGACTCACATCAACCATCGCGTAATAAGTAGTATTTGCCGCACCAGTCGTGATAGACCGAGTATCTGTTCCAGAAGCTGTTCCAGCAACCGGATTAGTTGACTTGAACGGAAGTCCATCCGCGTCACAGATAGAATCGATAATACCAAAAACCGGATTGGCGGCTGTTGCTCTCAAGGCGACACCAGTCGTCAAGACCTCAACAGCATCCCCGACCGCGAAAGCGAGACTGGAACCAAGGAGAACTTTCTCCAGTTTCCGACCTACGCCTCCAACCGATCGTTTGTGTTTGAGTGCCATAGCTTTGAACTTTAAATTAATTATATTAGAGGATTCTCATGGAACCGTCAGAGAGTTTCTTTTTGGCCGCTCTCATGCCTTCTTCGGAAATATTCCATTCTTTCATGTATTTCCGGTCTTCGGCGGTGAACTCCTCTTTGGCGTTGACCTTTTCAGCTCCATCGCCAGAGGATGCGGCATCTCCAGCCAGTTCCTGTTTTTTGGTTGCTATCTCAACATTTTCTTGTCTGCCCCCTCTAAGGATAGACTTGGCCATGTCAAGTTGTTCGTAGTACTCTCCCTCTCCGGGATTGATATGTTTGTCGAGAACATCCAGTAATTCGCTGAATTTTTCACCGCTATCCCGATACTCAGGATTGGCTTCAAACCAAGCTTCTCGGGTTTTTCGTCTGTCCTCTTGTTCCTTTTTATCAATCCTTTCAAGAATAGGTTTCAGTTTTTCGTCAATAATAGGATTTAAATCGGGAGTTTCAGGTTTTTCAACCTTTTCTTCCTCTTCTATATCTTCGAAAAACGAATCATCCTTTTTTTCAGGTACTACTTTAGGAGCAGGAGCAGCTTCTTTCGTTTCTGCGAGTTTTTTTTCAAGTTCTCTTTTCTCGAGTTCCGCCTCACGCAGTTTTCTAACTGCCTGATTGTGTTTATTAGCAGGAACAAACTCTTCCTTCTTTTCAAACTCCGACTCCTCTTCGGAAGTTCCTTCTTCCTCTGACTTCTTGGGTTGTTGCTCATCCCCCTCGGTGGCATCAACCTTTTTCTCGTCTTCTTCGGAAGATTCAACTTCCTTTTTTTCTTCTGTCATAATTTTTTGCTTTAACCAGTTTTGTTGCTACGGGTGGCATCCCGCGACAAGCGTTAATTATGTATTTAAATTTTCAATAGGCTGCTTCTATTTTACCACTTTTGTGAGGTTTTGTCAAAACCTTTTTATTTCTTTTAGCTTTGACTTCAACTTTCTTGCTTAAAATCCGTTCCCGAAGGGTAACAAACGCCAGAACTGTACCGCGAAATCTCTCGTCCTTTGAATATAAATACTGGTTACGATACTGATCCGCGCACTGTTGGAGAAAATCTGGCAGACGTTCAAATCCTTCTTCATTCGCCAATTTCGTCAGGATGCTATTCACCTCATTCGCTGACAACGGTTTGTAATATGGACGTCCCAACAGTCTTAATAGAATTTTTATTATCAGTAATCTCATTGTATTAAGTTAGGGTCAACAGTCGGACTTCCCGGAGGATTCTGAGCCGGGACTCCGTTGTCATTATTGAACTCCATCGCTTCCGGTTTCGGTTTGATATAGAACTTATCGGGATTCTTACCGATCGATTCCAAATACTCAATCGTAGCGTTGTCGGCATTAATTAATGGATTCGCTTTTCCTTCATCGAGAAGCGATTTCGCAAGTTCAATTCTAGTCGAACGGTTCATAGAAAGTTCATAGTCTTCAACCAGCCTCACCTGTAGATTTACACCTTTCATTTCGGGTTTGATGTCTATCCACTGCGGATGTTTTCCCGGTTTAATGACTGGAATAGTCCGATATACCGGAGCAGTCGGAAGTTTCTTACCGTCTGAAGTAGTCTGGTCATTTCCGTACTTGTCCTTGAGAACCGAGTACTGAATCGGAGTTGTATAGAACTGAGCAATGTTGGGGATGCGAAGATTAGCCCGGTCAAACAGAAGTTTATAAACGAAAACCTGAAGGGTTGAAGTGATTCGTTTGGAGTTCTCATCCAAGATAACCGCTTCACGAGCGGTCTTCCTGCCTGAGTGAACACCTTGCGCGGTCGGGTCAATCGAAGTGTTGATGTCGGCCGAGTTGCGAAGAAGGTTCAGAAGTTGGAAAGCGCTTTGGTTGCTTCCGGAAATCTCCATCTCACGCATCTGGGAAATATCCCCGGTCATATTAATCGTCTTTCCGGGATAGAGTTGATAAGATTCAATCTCGATTCCCATTCCGAGAAGTATCGGTCGGTTAACTGCGAGGATTTCTTGGTCAACCATCAATCTTAGGAGCGCATTGCGAGTTTCTTGTTCACCACCAAGCAGGTCTGGGAAGGACTTCCCATAGAAACAATCTTCGTCTGCCAGTTCACAAACAGATTTCGCAAACGGAAGTCTATGGTGATCAAAGGGAATCGGGCTTATCGTGTCTTTATCTTGGGGATTGATCCATACGCCGTTGGCTAGAATAATGAACTCATCGAAATCTTCGTTGTAATATTTTATAACTTCCACCAGTTCATTGTTTCTGGTGGTGACACTTTTGTATAAACTCCCGTCAAAGTCCCCACCCCATACGCCATTCTTTACGTACTCTGCATTTGGGTACTTACCAAACTTATTGCCAAAGACTTTCTTGGAATACTGTTTTAAAACTACACAGTCGTGTTTAATTTCAGGGGAGTTTTCGTTCGGATAAAACTGAAGGAGTGGGACAATGTCTCCTCTGACCTGACCGTACCCACCGCGGATACCATCCCGCTCGTTGAACTTCACCTTACCGGTTTCTTGGTCAACTGAAACTATATCCTTAATTTTGTACTTTTCTTCTTGATAAGATTCCTCGACTATAACTGTGCCTTTGCAAACCATACTGAGAATTTGTTGATACAGCTTATAACTTCCGTTTTCCCGGAGCCACGAATCTTCATAAACGTTTAGCATATCGGCGGAATACTCGTGATCCGCTTCGGTTGCCCCGATAAGACTCATGAACGGTTTGGCACCGGTCACCATTGCGACAATCGTCTTTACCTTACCACGGGTTTCATGGTCCCAGATAAGGGATTGCCAGTCTTCCTTGGTAGCCTTGAGTTCATCCGAAACAATTCCGTTGTACTGGTCCATCGAGTCATTGACATATTCCGTGATAGTCCGTCCGTCAAATTCATGCCGCACCTTGTCCCGCTCCTGTTTCATCGCCGTGAAACGCTCGAAGACACGGTTGATAACCGCAATCTGTTTTTCTGAAGGAAGGAATGGTTTGTCGCTTACCTGTAATTCTGCGTCTTTATATTCCATATTTGTAAATTTAAGATGTGTATATTATACCACAATTTTTGATTAAAGTAAATTTAATACTTAACACTCATGCCCGGAACTCGTGTTTTGGCGAACTTTGCATACGCCCTATCCACCGTTTTTGCCACCGGAACCATAATTTCAATGACGTTTGACAGGCAATCACAATTATGCACTAAAATCCCATTAGCAAAATACTCATGGGTTCCTTCCACTTGTAAGTTATAGACTTCTTTTAAATCTTTTGGAGTTTTCTTTTCTGAATTTATTTCCGTGATAGGCCGAACAATATTTACCCGTCCCATCTTTTGACATAAATTTCTTGCCACATTGAACACAATATACTTCAACAGGTTTCCTATTTTTCCAAATATCTTTGCTATGTTTTTTATGCCACGCCAAACCCTCTTCTGATCCATGCCATTTTTTTGTGAGATGCCTGATGTCATTAAGATTTTTGAGTTGTTTTTTCCTGTATCTCTTATCAAACCATCTTTCTTTGGAATGTTTTCTAGCATGATCAGATGTTGATATAAGCTCAAGATTTTCAACTTTATTGTTGAGAGGATTTCCGTCTTTGTGATGGACATGATGTTCTTCAGGTATATTCCCAAAATTATCAATCCATATTTGACGATGTATCGCAAAGGGAGGACTTTTCCATTTGTCGTGTCGCCAAAAATATACCGCAAGTTGACGCCTTCGGGAATTAGGGTATCTATGATACTTTTTTCCTCTATACACAATAGTCTCTCGTTCCATATGTATAGTGTATCAGATAGATTAACTGATGTCAAGTTTTTTATCCAGTCCATACCAAACTTCCTGACAATCACCGGGTGATTGAAGGTTCCAACAAGACCGATATTTTTAATAACTTCTTTTTTCCCCGTCATAGACCAATATTCAACCGCCCTATATCCTTCTCTCGTCATAACTAAATCGCCAAGTTTAATATCCTCTATATTTTTTTGACCCTTATCAGTCAATATTTTTGTTCCAGCCACAAAACAAACATCATCGTGGGCGGACTTGGGAAATCGAAGTAACTCCTGTTCAAGAAGCGGAGTATTGTGGTCATCCGAGTTATGAAACACATTCGCAATGGCGTATTTAGGTTGCAACTTTTTAATCTTGGTCACCTTATCGATAGTCGGTTTGATTTCGACCACCATCATACTCTGAACCGTGGAAGAGTGACGCTTTTTCTCCTCCTCAATGAAATATTTGAGCGCTTTCTGGTAAGCAGTCGTCTCAATTCCCACATACATTGGGTTCCAACGCTCATAATGAGCAAAAATAGCCTTGATTGTCTCAATCGGATCAAGTCTCGCGCGCGTAATCTCCAAAACGTAGACTTTATTCATGAAATCTACCATTACAGTGATGACTGCGGTAAAGTCAGCCGTAGTTTTCTTGGAAATAGCCGGGTCAACCAGCGTGTAAATCCGATGAGGCTTCTTTCGTATCTCTTCCAACTGAATTGAATTGAAATACCGAAACATTTCCTTGCGAAAAATCTGATCTTCCTCGGAAATTGGTTCGTTGAAGTATTCTTGGTAAAAAGCGGCGTCTCCTTTTCCTTCAATTCTCATTTCCTCACGTTTTTGTTCTAGTTTTTCGACTGTCCAATTACTTGGCCACAAAAGAACTCTGTCTTTATCCCATGCTCTGTATATTTTACCATTATGATTTTTTACTAATGTGTTTAAAAGAGAGTCATCGTGAAGAATAGTCCCATACATTTTAATTTTTCCAATCTCGTTGTCAACGGCCGGGATAACTCCCCTGATATAATTACTTAAATATTTTGAACGTTGTTCTGGATTATCAATATGTTCCGCACTTTCACAATCGTCCATTACAATTCGAGTAGGGCGACTATGTCTTGATTTAAGTCCATGTATGGGAGTATCTATTCCTTTTGCTCTTATTCTTATACCATTTATAAAAAAATCTCCAGTTGAATCCCTAATATTATCTTGATTTTTTCCCCTAACATTAACTTTTGTTAAATCACCATAAACTCTTATTATTTCATCCCCAAACTTAAACTCATCCCTAAGCGCCTCCAAAACTTCTGATGCCTCTGTAAATGTTTTCTCAATTAAAACTATAAACTCATCCAATCCATTGACACATGAAAAAGCTATGCATAATTGAGTGCAGCTGGTTTTTCCGAAACCTCTTGGATAAGCAGTATACTCATTATTGTCGTTAAAAAACCTCTGTATCAACTCGTAATGAAACTCCGGAGTCGGTTTGCTAAAATATTTATGAAGAAAATGATGACCCCACATCACACATTTAACAGATAATTCATCCAAGTCTCCTTTTGGACGAAAAAACTTTCGGATAGCCTCTGGTTCGGCTCCGTCAGTTATAATCTGAGAAAATTCAGATTTAAGTCTTTGAATAGTAAGATTCATCTTTATTTCTTCTTCTTTCCGCCCGACTTCATCCCCTTATTTGACATCTTCGACATCATCATGGGACCGCTCCCCATCATCATCTTCTTGGTAGAACCTTTGCTTCCTCCACTCTTTTTTCCTTTTGCCATGTTATTAGAAATTAATTATTAATTATTTTTTCTTCCGAGAACGTCGCAAGTCTTCGTTGGGCGACTTCCCGTTCCTCATCAGTGAGCGCTCCCATAGTGGATGAGGCTTCTATCTCAAACTTGTCCTTCCAACCAAAGTTTTTGAGAATAAATATCGGTCCCGCCGGGTTCTGTTTTATATGGGCGGCGTATTCGTTATACATCTCGATGAAGTCAGCAAAGTCATACATAAAACCGTATTCAGGCATCTCGCGTATTTTTGTATTATTAAGTAACATAAAAAACTCCTTACGGTGAATCCCCATAAACATTCCGAGACCCGTGATGGTCAGCGGTTGACAAGCGGCGATAGTTACCCGCATATAGGCTACGGCATTATCAAACATCCGGCGCGGAGTGTACCGAGCGGGTCTTCCTCTATTTACCCCCTCAAGTTTGACCATCTCGTCTTTAATTCCCTTCTGGTCATAAAAAGCCACCATGGTTTCAAATATTCCTGATAGATATTCGAAGTCCTTCTTTTTGGCCTTGGGAATCCCGGCTGGAGAATTGTGTTGTTTAAGCGAACGCGACCTTACAAATTTTTCCACATCCATCGGATCGACCACAACGATTGGTTTGGTTTTACCCATTATTGTTTTCCATACTTTTTAAAGGTTTCTAAGTTCATCTTGCAGTAGTCAAGATCGACATTCCCGACTATCCCTGCAACTTTTCCCTTGGAAGTGTACTGATGGATGGCAAAAAACGGCCACTTACCAATCGAAGGATTATCGTGCCGTGTTCCGTCATTCACTGAGTAATTGGCAATCCACAACCCCGTGTTGTTTTTTATAACCGAAGTCCAATCCAAGGATTTAGCGGTTGATGAATTAAGATAGATGAGGGGTTTAAATCCTGCTAAACTCTCTACTTCACGGAGCCATTGGAGACACCACTTCACAGTTGCAGGATGAGAAATCTCCCAGTCCAGTACCAAGAGTTCTCCTTTTTCTATTACTCCGACGTTGTGCATGAACCATTCAGCCTCTTTATTTGCGTCTCCTCCGCGAGCGAAATGATATGAACCGAATAGGATTCCCTTTTCACGACATTTATCCCTATTCGTTTGATATGTCGGGTCTTTGTAATTTGTAGACTCAGTACACTTGGCTATTACGAAGTCGGTTTTAACTTTGTCCCAATTAATCTTCTGATAGTGTGAAATGTCAATACCGTAGAGTTCTTCTTGCGATGGTTGGGGGTTCTCTTTCCAGTCGAAAGTTTCCGGGTCTACGAAATTATTAAAGTCCCAGATATTCACCGAACCCTTGGAAATATCGAGATGAAGGTGCGCGACCTTTGTGAGTGATCCGGAGTTTCCAGTATACCCGATAATCTGGCCGGATTTCACTTTGCCTCTTGCGTTAAAAGCCGAGAGATGCAATAAACGAATGATGACATTCTGACCGCTTGGTTTGAACCAGATCGTATTCCCCCCTTCAACCCCCCAAAATCTTTTTATAATTTCGCCATCAAACGGAGCATAGAGCGGAGTGCCTTTGGCCGCAGAATAATCTGATCCTAGATGTCGGGACGAATACCAAGTCCTTTCGGAAAATTTGTATCCTCCGATTTTTCTCTGTTTCAAAGGAAACATAATTTACATATTATTATTTAATCTTTTTTGAGCGATTTGTTCGCTCTTCAACTGATTAGGCGTTTTTCTCTGCTCAAACTTGATAACGTGAAAAATGATACACACCGCTAAAATAGCAATAAGTGCCATTACCCCTAGGACAATGGCTGTCCATAATCCCAAAGGGTCTTCTTCGTTAAAGTTACGCGTAAATTTAGTTTACAATTTACTTGACAATTAATTCAATTGGATTGCAAACATTACTTATTAACCCTCCGCTGCTGGACGTTATTTGTGGGTTTTAAGCCACAGGGGGGTGACCATAACGTCCATGAGTAGGGGGGGCAGACTTGCATAGGTATACGTAGGTCTGCCCAGATAGGTTATTCATAGGGCAAGGCCAGTTGCAGGTTGCCGAGGGCGGTGTCGAGTTCTTGGAACTTCAAAAGCCCGGATTCAGCGTATTCCCGCGCGTGGACTAGCCCGGCCTCGTCGATTTCACCGTTGGTGAAAACGAGTTCATCCATGAGGTTGGCGAGGTTCCGGCGCATTTGCTCGATGCGTCTTTTCATAAGCCCTCACATGAGAAATTGAATGGCCAGCACCAAGTAATGTTCATTTCTTAGCGAGCCACCTTGCTTGTATTCGGCTTTCGTCCTGTTGGACACCAGCATCCTCTTTGCACAGTTCGCATTCAGACATCAGACACCTCCAAATTTTATTGTAAATCGCCCTCGTTGGGGCTTACTTCCTTTCTTTGCTCTCTCCAGAAAACTATCCCAGCTCCAATCAGAACTAAAACCAATCCTCTAATGAGTTCAGTTACTCCGTCTTGCATTATAAACCCAATCCCAGAAGCAACGGCTCCGATTCCGATTGAGCTCAATGTTCCTTGAACCAGTCTTTTAGATGTCATTTTATTTATTTAATAAAATTAAAGTTCTAAATATAAGCGTAAGTAGTCCGACTATCAAAGCCGCTCCAGCGATACTTCCAGCCCAAACCAACACCTTATAAATTAAAATCGGCGCGTACTTCTTATCCGCCGACTCAATAAAATTATTCATAGTTGACTGCGCCTCCTCAAACTTCTTAAATATAGCGCCCTGATACTTATCTAAATTATCCTGAAGTTTTTCTTCGTGCGTCTTCTGGTCTCTTACGTGGATATTGAGAGTGTCATTAAGCGTTTCTAACTTATCGGTTTGATGTTGCATAGCAAGGTTCGTTTCATTAATAAACTCGTAAGTCGTTTTGGCGGGGTCGCGACCTTCAAACTTCCTAATCATATCAGCCTTGAACTCACACAAGTCCTTTATCTCCTTCTCAATCAAGGGAATATTTGGTTCCATATGGTCTTTTTACTTTTTTAAAATTTTGGGGGGCGATTTCCTTTTTTACAAATGAGATAACCGGTGACAATTTGCGCACAACGTACGAAGATTGTCAGGAGAATTATTCTTGTGATTATTATCAATATGATGAACGTCCAGTTGCGATATGTGTATTGGTATAAATCCGCAATTTTCGCACTCTCTCTTCTTGTATTTGGCGTATTTATTCTTGTGACACGAATTACATTTGTGTGAATATTTTCCATTTCCCCTATTCATAACAGTATTTCCTCCACATACAGAGCATCGATTCCCTTTTTTATTTTTTTTCTGCGCGGGGAGAGATTTCATTTTCATGTTTCTGGCTTTTGTAAAAATATTACGAGTGGACTAAGGTACCCCTAGATTTTATTCGAACCACCCGCCTTGGGTCTCCCCCCACCCGCCTATCGCTATCTGCATGAAAACATTATATCACAAAATCAACATTAAATCAAACCCACCCACAAAAAAACCTAGTATGTATTGTTATGCATGCAACATATATGTATTTATGTCTATGGCTATATGTTGTGCCTATGTGCTTTCTAGTGTGTATGCGCTGTATTATGTGATGTTATTGCTTTATACAAGCCATTGCTCTATGTCGTACAATATGCAATGTGCGTCCCCCTTATGGTAATAACCCAAAAATCACCCTTTCAAGCTGATCCAATTCGTTGCTTGCTTGCTGTTTTGCTGTTGCCTGTGCTTTCAAAGCAAAAAGACGTGTATTGGACCGGCTTTGTTTTTTCGAGGGGCTTAGAACGCAATTAAATGATGATTTATTTTTAGTCGTTGGCTAAAAATTCAATTTTGAAACAAAAAGCAAGTTTATTAAAAGTTATTAAAAGCATTGAAACAAAAAAAGAAAGCTTTGAAACAAACTTGATCTTGATATATCCGTTCCCCCTTCCTTATTCTCTCTCCCTCTCTTGTTTTCTTCTTCTCTATTCTATCCAAACAATAATATCTTTATTTCCAACAAAAGGCGGGCAAAACAAAAAAGCCAGTTTTTAGCTGGCTCGTTGTTAGAATTTATGCCTATGCTCTTTCCTATGACATTTATTGCACAAGGTTATCCCATTATCTATTGCAAAGCGTAATTCGGGATATTTGGAAAATAATTTTATATGATGCGGATGCAATTCTCCCCCTCTCGTGTTGCATACTTGACAAGTCCAGTTATCACGAGCAAATACTGATTCTCGCCACAACCTAAACTCAATTCCATTTCTTAATTTTTTATTCTCTTTTGTCTTTCCACCTTGCCACCAATGACATTTATTTCCCCTTTTCGATTCACTGATTTTTATTCTTGATTCTTTTGATCGTTTTAATCCCAAACCGTATTTATTCCCCAACTTGGAAAGGCTGTTATTCTTCTTATGTTCCTCTGATTTTGGCTTACCTTTCAATCTAGCGCTTATTTTATCCCTTACCGCTTGACTAGTTTTTACTCCCTTATTCCAGCCAGCAGTTTTAGGCTTTATCCCCAAACGCTTTAGCGTTTCGCTTATTTTTTGCTTATATTCTTTTCTCCGCTTGAATATCCCTCTTGGCATATATCTTTGTAGTTATTTCCTGAATACAAGCACAAAAGCTCTTTCGTTGTCATACCTTTCGCTTGCTTGTCTTTTATCCATTTATCCAATGCTTGCATTTCTTCGGCGTGATCCTTGAAACAGATATATTTTCCGTTTCCTGGGATTGCGAACCCAATTCCATTTATCAATCCTTGCGCCTCGCACTTGCTGTAATTGTTCTTGCCTCTTGTGCTTTCTCGCAACCATATAAGATCTGATAATTCTTCAATATGATCTTTTTCGGGCTTGGCTTGCTCTATCTCTTTGGCTTCGGCGGGCTTAAAAACGATTGTATTGACCTGTTTTTGGTATAATTCATCAATATAGCCATTTGTTTCGATTATATACCAGCCACCCGCTAGCATAAATTCGAGAATCACCACCGCTAAAGCCAATTTTTGGGCTTCTTTGTGCGCTTTGCGGATTATTTCCGCCACCTTTCGGCAAAATATGCCTATTTGTGCAATCCTTACTTTGAGCTTTAGGCTCATTTTGTTTTTGTCTTAATGATTAGTTTAATCACCCTTGCGATTTCACCCTAATCACTGTAATAATACTATCACATCTAAAAAAATAAGTCAAGCCTAAATCCAACAAAAAAGCGGGCTTGTCAACCCGCTAATTTTTGCTATTACTTTATTTTTTTTAGCTCTTTATTCGTTAAGCCTAAAGTATTATATCCGCATTTTTGGCATATTCCGTGATTTTCAATAGAATATTCCGCATCTTTTTCAATATCTCCGTCAATTCTGACTATAATTTTAGCACCTTTAAAAATTCCCTCCCTTTGTCCGTTCGGGCAAGTGATAAACTTGTCCATCAGATATTCCGCTCCGCCATCCGTTTTGTGATAGTATAGTTTCATATATTTATATTATTTTTTTAATCTCAAAAATGGTCTGGAAATTATATTTGATTTTTTGCTTCGAACGCATTTGTCACTGAGATTGAAGTAAGGGATTTGGAGATAATCTCGATTGCCTTCATGTCAATTTTCAAGGCATCATATTTTTGACCCTCGGGGGTGAGTAGCCATTCCCGCTCCAGTTTCACATCTGATTTTATCTTTCCTTGAGAATCGCTTTTGTTCTTTTCCCAAAATTTAGCGCGTTCTATTCTCAAGGGGATAGTTTGTTCAGACTCATAGGCATACCGGGAAACCAAATCCAAATAGATTAGGGAAAGTTGTCCCGGATTTCCTTTGTTATTGCTGATCTCGACGCTATAATCTTTGAGGCTCTT